CAGTAACCGGAATTGATCCAGTGTATACTATACCGTACTCAACAAAAGCGACGTTAGTACCATCATGAGTAAGAAGTACTTCTGATACTTGATTCTCACCTGATATTGTGTTAGCAGCAGTTACTAGTACTTTCATTCCTTTAAAGGAGCTTGCAGCACGTGTAGTAACTGTTGTTTCATCAGTACTAGTAGTAGTTATTGTAGCTGGAGCTACAACCGCTATACCATCAGTATTAGCTGCATTAACACCTAACGTAATATCATTATTAAATTTAGATTTCAGAGAATCCTCTGAATCTTGATCTCCTCTTAACGCATCAACTACTCTCTGTAATGCAGATATCTTTGCAGTATCTGAGTCGAGTCTAGCTAAGGCATCATTTACTCTTGTATTAACAAGTTGTACTTGCGATTGGTCAGAGTCTAATCTGGCTTTTTGTAAGTTACTTGCTAACACCAAAGAAGAGATAACAGCTTGATCAGAATCTAATCTTGAGATAAATTCTTTTCTAAGAGCTGCGATTCTAGGATCTTCAGAGTCTAATCTTGCAATAATATCAGCTTGCTTACCTTGCAATAATTGTAACTTAGTCGAATCAGAATCACGATCTGTTCTTAATGTAGTAATAGCGTTACCAACAGAGTCAATTGTATCTGATCCTGTTAATACCATCAATTCACCTTCTGAGTCAACAGCAAAGACACCGTTCTCAGTAAAGTGTAATCTACTATTAATAAAGTCAGAGTCAATCATATTTGAGATTGAGTCAGAATCTATTATTTTAGCTCTTGCATTCAAATCATCTAAAGCAATTTGTAAGGCTTGAATCTTGGTACTATCAGAGTCGAGATCTGCTCTTAATGCTGCTGTGTCACCAGACAGACCAGCACCTAGTTCTTGTATCCTTATACTATCAGAATCAAGTCTTTGTCTTGTTTCCGAAGCAAACGTTTGAAAGGCTAAGTGATCAGAATCTAATCTAGGATAAACTTGTGATCTAATAGTCTGTTGAACAATAGAATCAGAATCTAATCTGCCGATAAGAGCAGCAACTTTTTGGTCTAATTGAAATGTTAACAGGTCTGAGTCAGCAAGGTTTAATAAACCAGCTGCTATTTTAGCTTGAAATAAGTCATGATCAGAATCCATTCTTGTATGGATAACATCTACTTGACCTCTAATAGTCTGAACTCTAGTTGAGTCAGAGTCCACTCTCGCTGCTAATTGGTCTTGTTTAGTCTTTAAAGCTTGTATAACAGTACTATCAGATTCATTATCTGCTATAATCTGGTTAACGTTACTTGCTGTAAGATATCCTGCGTTATTAGTTAAAAGCGAATTATTATCACCAGCTTTGATAACAACGTTATCGCCAATGGTAATTGTACTTCCGGTTTTTAACTTTAAACTAGTATCTCCTACAAGACTAAAATGCAGGTCGGAATCACCGACCAATAATCCTTGACGGATTCTAAAGTCTCTATTTGCCATTTTCCTCTCCCTCTTGAAGTTCTAGGCGGACAAAATTAATTACGTATTAGTGTAAGATTAATCTTGAACTCAGTTTGGTTAGCACTAGTGGTTTGCGATCTAAGTTCACATAAACTTCCATTTATTAAAGAACTAAAATCTACAAAGCGACTACTACTTGAAAATAATGTAGCATACTCTGTAATATCAACTGAATCACTATCGCAAAATAACAAGATTTCAGTCACCATCTTGTCATCAGTGATTTTATCCGTGGCTTGTATCACGAACTTAGCGGAACCATAGCTTAACTTACTAAACTCTGCTATCTTTCTAACGGATGAAGTAGCCGTTGCCGTAGCTCCGGAAGCGTAAGTAAAGACAGCAACATCACTATCTTGAAAATCCATCTTATCCACAAGCATGTTTTCAATAGTTAAAACACGGTTATTTAGATTGTACTTTAGCTGGCGCGCCATTTTATAATTCTACCTCTGATCAGATGATTTATTTATTAAATCTAACAATTAAAAATTTCCTCTATAGACATCGTTGTACCACTCAGGTACTACAGCATCATCTACAGAAGTCCAAACGTCTCCTTGACTATCAATTGTTGTCTCTAACATATTATCATAAGGTAAAAATCCGATTGGCATAACTTCATCTTCAATTTCGTCTAATTTTTGTTTGTACATATGCTGCTTAGCATTAGTATCGGTTAATTCTTTCCAGTATTCTGTACCTGCAGCCCATGCAAATAAAACTAAACACATAACTAGATCGTCATTACAGCCTGGTTCAGCTTCAAATGAGCCTGCTGCTGATTCACTTTTTCTAACAAACGTTGTTAATTCAACGTATACATCATAATCTTCTACTATTAATTTGTCTGCTTCAATTAAAGACTTTAAATTAGAACAACCATTTGTCTTAACTGAATGCGATGTTGTAACTCCTAACTTAGCTCCTGGACCTGACCCTAACTGAAAACCAGCTCTGCCTTTAGAAACAGTAGATAATATATTTTCGTATTCAAATTCTTGTTGTACACCTACAGCTACTTGTTGACCCACATCGTTAACTTCAATAAGTACCCATGCTTGATTATAATATCTCCCTAAGTTAACTATAAAGTTTGGAAAAATCATAGGTGATACTTCATTTGATCTAAACTTAGCAACTACTTTATAAGGTACAGCTGTTATATCTACTATTACAAATGCACTATAATCTAATCTAATTCCTCTAGCAGAATCAACACACATAATATAATTATGACCTGGTTTAGGATCTTCATAATAGTCTATAGACTCTTGATTACGTATAGGTGCTATGTAAGCCATTTGACCTAATTTACCAGGCGCTATGAGAGTATTGCTTGAACCTATAAACTGACATTCAAACTCTTGTCTAAATTGATCTTCAGATGTATTAGATATTTGTTCGTATTTCCAGTCTTCATCTCTACCTGGAACGTCCCACCAGTTTATTTCTATAGGAACAAATTTAGATCTATTCTCAGTAGACTCCATCCACATCTTATAAAAATGATTCATACCTTTAGGAGTAGATACTACTATCATTTTAGTATCAGTACCTGATGAAATAGTAGGGTAAACAGATCTAAAAAAATCTTCAGCATCGTTAGGAGGCACGAACGCAAATTCATCTAAGAATAATAACGAGAATGACATACCTCGAGCAGCTGATCCAGAAGACGCTGTAGCAATGACTTTACTACCATTTTCTAATTCTATAGATCTTTTATTATAAGTTACACAACCTTGTTGTAACCAGAAAGGTAATGACTCATATGCTGTAGCTAGTCTACCTAACATCTCTTGAGCTAATTCACCTTTGTTAGCTAATATTCCAACTGTCTTACCTTGATTGAATAACAAGTACCATAAAATATAAGCAACAGATGTAGTTGATTTACCAGACTGTCTAGGTAATTTACATATGTTAAATCTATTCTCGTTAAATGTTTCTACCATTTTTCTTTGAAAGTCGTATAATGTAAATGGTATTAATCCAAAATCAACAGACATAATTCTAATATAAGTCTCTGTAAAGTAAACAGGATCCTTAGCACATTTTTGAAACTCTAATAGTTGTTCTTTTGTATAATCTAAGTTAACATGAGCAGCTTTAATATTAGGATTGCCCATATAGTGACTAACACCAGTAGGGTTCTTTTCAAATAACTTTGCGTTTGTATTTTGGGTAGGAGCTTTTTTATTGTATCTTTGTTCTGAAAGATAATTAATTAATGCTGTTTTATTTTTAACATACACATCACCGAATTTTTTATATCTTTTATGTTCAGATGGATTATATAAATCTTTTTTAACTATCACGTTGTAAAAGCTCCAATAAATCTTTTGTATTCATTTTTACATTTAAATTATTATTCGTGACCTGGTTTTTCTCTCCAGTAGGGTTGTTTAATTTTTCTGTCTTTAAATGATGGTCCATCATTTTTGCTGCTGTGTCACCCAATGCTTTAGCTGCTTCAGTTGCTACTTCAATAGCTCTTGGATGTTCAGATTCTCTAGCTAGATTAACAGCTGCATCTAAAATATCTTGAATTTTTTCTGAGGATTGGTATAGAATTTCTCTAGCATATTCATAATCATCTGATCTATTTCTAGCAAGTTTAGCTAATTTTTTATTCTCTTCGCTAAGA